ATCAAAGAAGAGAACTCCAAGGGTTCTTGGCATGGTTGGAACATCGAACTGGACGGTCAGGTTGAGGACGCGAATGTCTACCGGTCTGCTAAAGCGTTCTACGAATCCATTCGTGGTGGAGAAGTAACGGTCAAGCACACCGCTGACGCTCAACAACCAGAAGGGGATGATCTCCCCTTCTAACCGCTATAGGCAACCCGGTGTCTCAAGGCCCTGCATGCCGTTCTCAACCGCAGGGCCGTCCGGGACCTTGGAATAATAGATGATAGATAAGTTTTCAACGATTTTCGATGGACTGCGGCTGGCCTACGGCACGTTTAAGATCGAAGATCGCAACGCAAAAGGCAAGGCCACCGGTAAAGCGATGATCGTCCGTGAAGAGCGGACGCAAGAAACGTGGCAAATGCACCTTGATGGCACGCAGTCTGTCGGGATTATCCCGATCAATGAAGACAACCAATGCCGCTGGGGTTGTATCGACATTGACGAATACAACTTCGATCACACCGCACTGATTAACAAGCTCAAGAATCTGAAGCTGCCTCTAGTGGTCTGTAGGAGCAAGTCTGGCGGCGCTCACGTGTTTTTATTTACAGACGACTTCATACCTGCCAAAGACATGCAAGACGTCTTAACGCGCCTCTCCGTCGGTCTCGGGTACGGTGGCAGTGAGATCTTTCCAAAACAGATCGCATTGAACCTAGATCGTGGTGATGTCGGCAACTTTTTGAACATGCCGTACTTCGATCACGAAAACAGCTTGCGGTACGCTTTTAAGCCAGATAGCAGTGCTGCAACCATAGAAGAGTTCTTTGAACTGGTTGCGGAGAACGTCCAGACACGCGAGCAAGCGTTGGCTTTGATCGTCGAGCAGGACAGTAGCCTGCCGATACAAGACGGCCCGCCGTGCCTGCAGACACTGTGCAAAGACGGGATTGGCGAAGGCGCCCGCAACAACGGTCTGTTCAACGTGGGCGTGTACCTACGAAAGGCGTTTCCGGACACATGGGAGTCCGAGATCTTGCAGCACAACATGCAGTTCATTCATCCACCGCTGCCTTTGGGCGAGGTCAACTCAGTTGCCAAGCAGTTGCTGCGCAAAGACTACGCCTACAAATGCAAAGACGCCCCGATCAACTCGGTCTGTAACAAAGAACTGTGCATGACTCGTAAGTTTGGGATTGAAGCGGTGGTGTCAGGCGTTCAGATCGCCAACCTACGAAAGTACAACTCAGTGCCGCCGGTCTGGTTTCTGGACGTTGAAGGCAAGCCATTAGAGATGGGCACAGACGATCTGTTGAACCAAATGGCGTTTCAGCGGGCATGCGTCGAGCAGCTTAACTTTTACCCTCGCACGATGAAGAAAGACATGTGGGAGACACGGATCAACGCTTTGCTGACTGAAATGCAAGAGACAGACGGTTCTATCATCGAAGTATCAGAGGACGTCAGCGTCAACGGTATATTCAACGAGCACTTGGAAGAGTTTTGTACCGGGCATCAAGCAGCGGAAGAGAAAGAACAGATCCTGCTCAAGCGCCCTTGGACAGACGAAGAGAAGAACGAGACATACTTCCGGCTCAAAGATCTGGAAGGCCACCTGCTCAAAGCCAACTTTAAGCATTTCAAGACGCATCAGATTGCACAGCGCCTGCGAGACATCAACGGCGAGGCTACGCAGCTACGGATTCAAAGCAAGGTCGTGCGACTGTGGAAGATCCCAGCGCACAAGGTCACAAAGACGGTCATTCGCGACCCACGGTTCACGGCAGATGAAGAGGTTCCGTTTTGAAGATTGAGAAAGGACTAGATATTCCGTCCAAAGCGGGCTGGGGACGCTGGGTCAAGCTGGTCAGAGACATGGAAGTCGGCGATAGCATTGAAGTGCCAGACGGCAAAGAACGTAACGCTTTACGCAAAGCGATGGTCGATGCGGGTTACAAGGTCGTACAACGCAAGAACCATAAAGACTCAACAGACGATCAAGTCCTCGTTCGACTGTGGCGGGTTAGCTAGTGCAGCGCATCTTTGGCCCACCCGGTACAGGCAAGACAACTACACTGCTTAATCTGGTCGACAAGGCTTTATCTGACGGTGTGCCACCTACACAGATTGCGTTCTTCGCGTTTACACGCAAGGCCGCTACTGAGGCAAAAGAGCGGGCCGCAGCACGTTTCAATCTTGATCCAAAGACTGACCTGCCTTTCTTCCGAACCATCCACAGTCTGGCGTTTCATCTGACCGGACTGAAGTCTGAGCAGTTAATGACCGCGCAGCACTATCGCGAGGTCGAGCGCAAGATTGGCATCGCGTTGGTCAGCGGTGACGTGCCCATGTATGAGGTCGAAGAAGATCTAAGCAACAGCCTGCGCAAAGAGTCGCCGATCTTACGGTTGGTCACCCTGTCCCGGCTCAAGAAATCAGAGCTACAAACCGAATACAACGCAAGCGACCTAGAATATACGTGGCTTGAAGTGGACTACGCAGCACGGGCCTTGGCGCAGTACAAGAAAGAGTTTGGGGTCTACGACTACACAGACATGCTTGAGCTCTTTGCACAATCGGCCCATGAGACGTGTCCGTCATTCAAGCTATCCATGTTGGACGAAGCGCAGGATCTAAGCCCGCTGCAGTGGGACATTGCTCACGCCATCGATGCAAAGTCAGAGCGTATGTATTGCGCAGGCGATGACGACCAAGCGATCTACAAGTGGTCTGGGGCCGACGTCGATCATTTCATCAACTTGCCCGGAGGCAGCGAGGTGCTAGAGCAAAGCTTTCGCATCCCACGCCTTGTACACGAAGTGGCTGACCGCATCTCTCGACGCATCAAACACCGCTTTCCAAAGTCGTACCTGCCTAGAACAGAAGAGGGTCGCATACAAAACATCTCCACCTTTGCAGAACTGGACATGGCTCAGGGCTCTTGGCTCTTTTTGTCGCAGGCTCAGTACTTTTTACATCCCGTGCGCGACCATCTCAAAAGCCAAGGCTATTTCTTTGAGATACAGGGACGGCAAAGTTTACGACTCAAGGTGCGAGAAGCTCTTGAGGCGTGGCGCACATTGCAGCGTGGCAACCCGATCACGTACGATCTGGCAAGGGTGCTGTACAGTTACATGACAGGAAACGGCGTGCGTGTTGCACGCGGTCACAAAAAGATTCTTGGGGAAGAAGACGATACGTTCACGTTCGAAGAGTTGCGAGACAACAATGGGTTGTTGGCAACGCTCGATATGGCGTGGAACGAGGCGCTGGACAAAGTGCCGGGTGTTGACGTCGCGTACGTCAACGCATTGGTACGCCGAGGCGAAGACCTCACAGCACCTCCACGTATCAAACTAAGCACAATACACGGCGCAAAGGGCGGTGAAGCAGATAACGTGGTGTTGTTTACGGATTTGACGGTCGCTGCAGAGCGATCGATGGACGATGATCCGGATAGCATGCACCGCGTGTTCTATGTTGCGGTTACACGCACAAAGAAGAACCTGTTCACTGTTCTGCCAGAAAACTTTTATCGGAGCTATACGTTATGAGCGATTACTTTGAGGTCAGTGTTGGCGACCGTAAGGAAAGGGTCTATTACAAAGACATTCCAGACGGGTCAGCAGGCATATTACCGGATATGGTGAACTCGCCGCCTCATTACGCTGATTCCGAGATCGAGTGCATAGACGCGATGGTCGCGGCCTTCGGGCAAGATGCTGTCGCTACTTATTGCCGCCTCGCTGCGTTCAAATACAACTGGCGTGCAGGCAAGAAGTTCGATGCAGAAGAAGATCTGAACAAAGCTATCTGGTACTTGCGCTTCGCTAAGGGTGATGACCCAAGGAGCTAACATGCAAAAAGAAACACGCTTGCAGTTTCCGTTGTTTACACCAAACGCGGAATGGACTGCACCGTTTGAACTGAAAGACATTACCGACGCGAAAGAGATCGCGATCGATCTTGAGACACGTGATCCACACCTTAAAGAGTACGGTCCCGGCTGGCCTCGTAAAGACGGTGACGTTGTAGGGATTGCAGTCGCAACCGAAGGCTGGGAAGCCTACTACCCGATCGCACACCTGGGCGGCGGCAACCTCGACAAAAACGTCGTGCTGCGCTGGCTGAAGAAGCAGTTATCCACAGGTTGTCCCAAGATCATGCACAACGCTCCA